ACAAGAAGATTTTATGGCTCATGTCTATGTTAGATACTTAGGTGATTTACGAGGTGGTCAAATGATATCTAAGAAAGTACCAGGTAGTGGTAAGTATTATAAGTTTGACGAACCTGAAGAATTAGCTAATTCAATATATTGTAATATAAATGATGATATGGCAGATGAAGCTAAAAAGGTTTTTGATTTTGCAACAAGATTATTTGTGGAGATGAGTCAGGCTTAAAGTGAATTTTGTTGTTATTATATTAATTGTCTTGGCTGTCAAGTTTGTTGGGTCATCCAATTTTGGAGAACCGATTTGTCCAAGAATATGTGGAGTAGAACACAAACATAAATCACATAAAAAAGATTATGATTGTGGACAAGAAATTTGTATACATATGTTAAAGAAATAGAAATTAAATTTAAGGGTTTTCATGAAGAATAAAGGTAAGAGAAATAAAGCAAGAGTAAAACAAAGAATAGAGGAAGCATTGAAAAGACAAAAGGTGCACGATAAACGGACGCACCAACAACAATTAGAGTTAATTAAAACTCGACCTGGCGAATCTAAAAAAGAGAAACATCAATTAGTTGGGTTAATCGAACAAGCTTATAAAGAAGCTGAAAGGAAAAAGAAATCATGAGTTGGTTTAATAAGGTAGAAAAAAATGTATCAGAAGTAGAAGAAAAAGTGGAAGATATATCAGTTGTTATGAAAGATATGATGGATAATTTAGATAAGATTAGTGAAGGAATAAAAGACGTACAAGAGACAATGGTAAAGTTATGGAGAGCGGAAGATATGGAAGAAAATGAAGGCAAGTTTAGATGGCCGTTTGATGATCATGGAAATCTATTAGATAATGTTAATATAAGTGGTAGATTGAATTAATGGCATCAATATTTTCAGATGGTACAAGAATAAGAAGGAATAAGAAAACTCGACAAGGCATGGGTAGGGGAACTAAGTGGGGAACTAAACCATCAACTAAAGCAGGTAAAAAAGCAAGAAATCGTTATAAGAAAAAATATAGGGGACAAGGTGGTAAAAGATAATAAAAAAGCAAAATTAAAAAAAACTTTGACAACACATGCTGGTACATTGTATGAGGGTGATACAGTTAAAGTTATAAGAAGAGAAAATGGTGATTACCGAGTTACTGATGATATGGGTAAAATTTGGTATGTGCCAGTTGAAAATTTAATAACTGCAAAAAGTTAAAAAAAAAGTGTGTTTTGAGATTTTAGAACATACTTATATTATCAGCCTATAAAAATAGGTTGATAAAGTTTTTTGAAAATTTGAAAATGAGTAAAGCAGACGGGTCGTACACCTTTCTGTGGGGTTGACCGAATAACAGGTTACGTTAAGGGCTTGTAAAGTATCCCAAACCCTCTTGTGGTAGAGGAGTATTCACCTAAATACTGGTAATACTGAGAGACATCTTGGGCGGGAGTTTGAGTCAAAACTACTTGAAAAAGAAGCCTACTTTTTCGCTTCATTGGGAGTACCCGAAAGGAAATCTCCCTGTAAACTGGCTGAATAAACCTTTCTTTGAGGGTTAAAGCAATCGGATTAGGAATTGTATCCGCTCAAGTGATGTTAATAGCATTGAGGAGAACCGAGGTAACTACTTGGAAACGAGATATGAAGTAATAAATCAGAGTGATTCAATGTGGAATGGCTGTTCCACACCCCCAAAATTTTCATTTTTTATTAAGAGGTATATATTTATTACTAGAAATATTTTTGACGGATTTGATTGTCTGAAAAAAAAGAATTCGACGCTCATTATGAGGTCGATACATAAACCGAATATCAAGGTTCAAAAGAAGTTGGTATTCATAGTTGACTAACAGTAACTAAAATAGGAGAAATAAAATGACTAAAGTTGCTTTTCGTACAAATATCCCTTACTTCGATAGGGATGATTTTTTAACCCCGTTTGACAAAATGTTTGATGCTATGGTGGAATCACAATTTCCAGATGTAGTTAAATCAGTTGGTGTCAAACCATATCAAGGTTCAGCATATCCAAAGGTAAACGTATATGAATACGATGACAAAATTGGTATCGTAGCTGAAATTCCAGGACTGAATAAGAAACAACTCAACGTAGATGTTGAAGATGGTATATTAACTATATCAGGTGATAAACATAGTACTTTCGAAGATGATGGTGCTAAGGTTATCCGTAGAGAGTTAAAACAATCATCTTTTAAACGCTCATTTGAATTGGGCGAATTGTTAGATGGTGAGAAAATCGCTGCTAACTTTAAGGATGGAGTTCTTTCAGTTTCAATTCCAAAGGTAGAACCAGAAAAACCTAAGAAAACCTTTGTAAAGATCTCATAATAGAGGTTACAGTATAAATAAAAAGGGCTCTACCGAATTTTTAGTTCTCACTTTATAAACAACTTAAAAATCAACCGAGCCCTTTTTATAAATTATTATGGGTAAATTAGGTAAAATTATTAACGTGAATGATACTTTATATGAAGTATTAGGAAATCAGTCCGTAAAATCAGTGGATATAGAAGGCGCTGATGTTTGGAAGAATAGATGGGGAGCAGATACTTTGCTTAGGAATGGAGATATTTACTACTTTTGTAGGAATGTATTAAATGCAGAATTTGATGACATTAAAGAAAAATGAGAGATATTTATTAATATGAAATCGTACTTTACAGAAAAAGAAAGACAAGCAGTTCATGAATTCGTGGATAGACTTATTGATAATGGGTTTATAGATCCACGAGGAGTTCCACAAGATGATAATCAATTTATGGAATGGTGGAGTGAAGTTAAATCTAGACAAGATTTATGGGAAGCGATGCTAATATATAATAATAAGGATAATGTTCCGCAGGCGTAAATGTGGATGAAGAAAAACTACAGAGTTATAAATTAAAAAAACTTAAATCACAATTTGAATATCTTAGAACCGTATTAGAAGAATGCCAATATGTATATGAGTTATCTTTAGAAAAGTTTTATCAAGATTTTACACAACCATTAAGTGATGAGAAAGCACAAAAGGTTAATAAAAAAGAAAAATATAAAAGTAAAAAACCTAAAGAAAAAGAATTAAATAAGTTGTATCATAGGATAGCAAATAAAACCCATCCAGATAAGTTGGTAAATAAGGATATTTCTGAAGATGCAAAAAATGAGTTAGAAGCTTTATATAAAAAAGCATCAGATGCATCTGAAGAAAGTAATTATGATGATTTAGTTGAGATAGCAGTAAAATTGGGATTTGATGATGTTTATGAATCAGAATATTATTTACAAAAAAGTATTGATAAAATAAATGATAAAATAAAACATTTGAAAACTACTTATGCTTGGGTATGGTTTCATGCTAATGAAGAAGCAAAAGTAAATATTAAAGATAAAATAATTAGTTCATATAAATAAGGGAGTTATTTATGAGATATAAAGACAGAGTTGAAATGGATTTGGATATAATCGAAAGACATTTAGGACGTTGTAAAGATGCTATTGATGCTAACAATTTAGCAGAAGTAGCTAATCAAATAGAGCAAGTTGAGAGTAAAGTTGATAATATAAGGAATATGATTGAATTAGAGGATGATGCGTAATTATCCAGTATATATTCTATTTATTAACTAGAATATAACGGGAGAAAGTTTTTGGAAAGATCTAAATATTTTACGCCACTCCTAGGATTTTCTGCTCTTTTTGTGGCGTTTAACGCAGCATTCTTTTCAGTATTTGGTTTATCTAAATTATTTGCAGGAGCTACGGGCTCTGTAATTTTTATGGCAAGTAGTTTAGAATTAGCTAAGTTGGTAACTGCAGCTTATCTATATAGATACTGGGAACATATTAATAAATTCATGAAATCTTATTTGTTGGTAGGTGTTATTACTTTAATATTAATAACATCAGCAGGTATCTTTGGATTTTTATCTAATGCATATCAAGGAGCTACAATAGAGTTTGAGAAACAATCTACTACATTATTGTATAAAGAAGATAGATTAGACCAATTAGAAGAAGATAAAACTTATCTTAAAGAAGAGTTAGAACTTGCTATATCAGAACTACCAGACAATTATATCACAGCGAAAAGACAACTTCGTGCAGATTATAATCCAAAGGTATTAGAAGTAAATGACCAAATATTAGATATTAAACAAGAGATAGGTGATTTAAAAACTGCCTTGATAGAAACTGGAGTGGATGTTGGTCCAGCTATTTATTTAGCAAGAACATTTAATACAGATATAGATACAGTTGTTAAGTTTTTTATCTTTATTCTTATTTTTGTGTTTGACCCATTAGCAGTTGCACTAGTAGTAGCTTATAATGTAGCTATAACTGGTAATAGGAAATGGGAAGTATATGGTGAGAGCGAGCGAAAAGATATTATTGATAATTCATTTAGTAAATATATTTCGCACCGCAAGGATTTTATACCAGATAAACCAAAAGTAGAAGAATCACGGGAAGAAGTACAATCAGAATCTAAAGGTGGGAGAAAAGTAGTTTGACGTTAAAAAATGATGTATTTAAAATTTTTAGTTTATACTTATATACGGTAGGGAAAGCCTACTGTATGAATTATAAATGATGTTAACATATAAAACAAAAGGGTATTCTACATTCATTAATTTGGAGGGTACCCTTTTGTATTATATGAGATTTGAAAAAAATGCGGACAGGCAGTTGACGCACCTGTGAAAAAATGCGTCTTAACAATAAACAACGAGGAGACGTTTCATGAAAAACAAACGTAATCTAATCTCATCGGTAATGACGATTCTGATGCCTATGTTCCTTTTCGGACAAGAAGCAGTAATTGAAGAAAAGGTAAGCACAAGCATTGGTGGAGTTGTTTCTGATGAGTCAGGGGATCCATTAGCTGGAGCTAATGTAATAGTAGTAGGAACAGATTTAGGTACAGCTTCTTTAGAAGATGGTACTTATTCCATTGAGGTTGGTGACGGTTCTTATACAATTACGGCTCAAGTTATTGGTTACGAATCATCCACTAAATCTGTTGATGTTAGTGGTGATGTAACACTCGACTTTAGCCTAGCAGTTTCAGCAGTCGAGATGTCAGCGTTGGAAGTTTTGGCTTCCCGCGCAGATGCAAAGACACCTGTTGCTTATACAACGGTAGGAAAAGAAGTATTGGAATTTCGTCTTGGTTCACAAGATGTACCAATGTCACTTAATACTACACCAAGTGTATATGCAACACAACAAGGTGGTGGTGCGGGGGATGCCCGTATCAATGTTCGAGGTTTTAATCAACGGAATGTAGCAGTAATGATTAACGGAGTTCCACAAAATGATATGGAAAACGGTTGGGTCTATTGGTCTAACTGGGATGGTGTGGCAGATGCTGCTCAATCTATCCAGATGCAACGTGGTCTTAGTGCTGTAAATTTAGCTGCCCCTTCCATTGGTGGAACTATGAATATTATAACTGATCCTACTTCCCATGAAAAGGGTGGTAAGTTCAAACAAGAAGCTGGTGCAGGAGGATTCATGAAGTCTACTATAAATTATAATAGTGGTTTGATGATGGATGATAAACTTGCATTAAGTGGTACAATAGTACGAAAAACAGGTGATGGTGTCATAGACAAGACTTGGACGGACGCTTGGGCATATTATTTTGGAGCTAGTTATCAGGCAAATAAAGATAACAGATTCGAATTATATGCAATAGGTGCACCACAACGTCATGGACATAATCTATACAAACAGAATCTTGGTGCATACGATGCCGAATTTGCTGCAAGTGTAGATGGATATGATACTGAAGCACTTGGTGAAGATGGTAAGTTCAAAGATGTTGGTAGGTTTTTTAATCAGAACTGGTCACCAATTGATCCATCATATACTGGTAAACAATACTATTATATGTATGGTGCAAAAACGGTAGACAGACACGATCCTAACTTCCTTAATGAACGTGAAAACTTTTTTCACAAACCATTGGTTAACTTGAATCATTTTATGACTATCAATGACAAAACAAGACTGAGTTCAGTATTGTATTGGAGTGGTGGTTCTGGTGGTGGTACAGGTACTTATGGTAGGATTCCTACCTTAGACGCTGATGGTACATTAGGTGGAGAGAACTATAAGTTCTATTATGGTCGTAGTCCGTGGACCCGCGATTGGAATGCACTAGTAGCTATGAATAGCGGTGATTCTGATACTGTCTATGTAGACAAAAGAGTAATCACACGTACACATGGTGTTGATAATAATCAATCAGTAGGTATTTTGAGGAATAGTATTAATCGTCAAAATACACTTGGTTTGATTTCTAAACTTAATTATGATTTAAGTGATGAACTTCAATTACAAGTTGGTATTGATTGGAGAACTGCTGGTATTGAACACGCACGTGAAGTTCGTGATTTACTTGGTGGTGATTATTATATGGATTATGCTGATGATAACGCACCAGATGGTAAAAGAGTTGAGTTAGGTGATATAATCGCTTATCATAACTCAACTACAGTTGATTGGTTAGGTGGATATGTTCAAGGAGCATATAATTCAGGACCATTAAACGCTTATGGTATGTTAGGATTAACTCAAATTGCATATTCATACCAAGACCATTTTACAGTAGCAGATGAAAAGATCACAGCTGATCCTATCTCTACTATACAATGGAAAGGTGGAGCAATGTATGATGTTACTGATGACGTTAGTGTTTTCGGTAATTTTGGTATAGTTGAAAAACCACCCATTATGGATAATGTGATTTACTTTGATGGAACTGTTGCTTCAGATCCTGCTAATGAAAGATTCATTAGTTCAGAAGCTGGTGTAAACTATTCTGCTGGTAACTACGCAGTTAAAGTATCTGCTTACAATACAGATTGGAAAGACAGAAATCTTACCAAGTCTGTAACAAGTGGACAAGGCTCAAGTGGTGATACTGATGTTATATTCCTAAGTGGAATTAATCAGAACCATAAAGGCGTTGAAGTTGAAGCTTCCACACAAATCCTAGATATGCTTAGGTTGGATGCTATAGTAAGTCTTGGTAAATGGCAGTTTGACGGTGATGCTGATGGTAATTATCAAGAAGATGAGTTCAATGATGAAGGTCAAGTCATCGGACAGACAACTACACCTTATTCTTATGCATTGGATGGTTTGAATGTAGGTGATATGCCTCAGACATCTTACGCACTTGTTGGAACACTTACTCCCATAAAGGGATTACAGTTACAGGCAATATACAATCAGTATGATGATAATTATTCTGATTGGAGTCCTGGCGCAAGAGAGTATGATGGTTCAGACGCAGATGCAGATAGAGAACAAGTATGGAAAGCACCTGGATATTCCAAAGTGGATTTACATGCTTCATATAAACTACCAATTAGTGGATATGATGTAACTTTATTTGGTCACGTGTTTAATGCAACTGATGCAATATTTGTTCAAGATGCAGTAGATCATAGTCAGTACAATAGCTATGGAGATAAAACTCACGCAGCTCATAATGCTGAAGTATTTCTTGGTACACCAAGATACTTTAATCTAGGGTTATCCCTAAATTTCTAAATTAGTAAATATTATGGGGGGTTGTAATATATCCCCCATTTTTACTAAAAAAAAAGCTTGACTCGTATAGTATTTTATTTGTATATTAGTATATGCAAAAGAATACTATAATTTTTGATTTAGATGGAACTCTTGCTAATATTGATGCAAGGAAAAAGTTAGCAACCAAACCTAATGGTAAATTAGATTGGGATGTTTTCTTTTCATCTACTAATATTTTGTTAGATGTTCCTAATGAACCAGTAGTAAAAATGGCTCAGATGTTTGCTGAGAACGGTTTTAATATTGTAATCTTTTCAGGTAGAAATGATAGAAGTTTTCATACTACCAGAAGTTGGTTATCCAGACATAGAATCCCATTTCAGAAGTTAGTTATGAGACCTGATAAGTTTCTTAATTGGGGCGAAAAGATCGCTAGTGGTAATATTGCCACTCAAGAAATGAGATTTATGCCTGATGAAATCTTAAAGAAACATATGTTAGATTTGTTTGTTGATATTGATGATGTTTTCTTAGTTGTTGATGATAGAAACAAAGTTGTAGATATGTGGAGATCATTAGGTTTAACCGTATTTCAAGTTGCTGAAGGTGATTTTTAATTAATGAGTGCGTAGTCCGATTTGGCAAGGAGAACGGCTGTAACCCGTTTTAACCATCAAGTAGGTTCGAATCCTACCGCACTCACAAAAAAACTAAAGAAAAAGCTTGACACGTATAGCTTTTTATGCTTATATTATAGTAGATAATGAGAGATAATATGAAAGATTTGACAAATAAAATTCAAAATTTAGGAGATCGTCGTTTTTGGGATGAATTTATTCCAGTATTTAATGACTATCTTGATCACCGTTTACGTGTAGAGAATAAGTTTAGTATTAAAAAATACAATTGTATTAAAGAGTACTATGATGGTAGTGGTTCAAATCAATCTACTCAAGATTTTACAAAAGGTGTTGCAGGAACATTTGAATCTATCATTGAATTGATAGCTACTAATCATGCTATGGATTATTTTGCTTGTGCTTCTGATGGTTTTGACGGTATTGATGTTGGTATAGAAAAAGAATTTAAATTAACAATGGGTTTAGGTAATTCTTGGACTGGTAATAAAAAGTCTGTTAAAGTACCTAATCACCTACTTGTAAAAATGGAAGTTGAAAATAATAAAATATCAAAGTTGGGTGTTTACGAAGCGAATTTGGATGAATGTGAAGATTCTTCTTGGTATAATAATGGTGATGGTAAAAAAGGTAATTATACTACTTTAAGATTTCACAAAAATGATATAGATAACGTTTCTTGTATTTATGGTAACTTAATACCTAAACTTAAATGGTGTGGTGTAGAATTAGAAGAAATAACTTATTAATGAATAGTAATAATACTGATTATAATAAAAAACTTATAGAGTTTATGAATTATTTGGAAAATAGATTTACAGAAGAATCTAATACACGGGATACATATCCTGATAAGTATTCTATAAAAATGATTAAAGGTCGTAGATTTGATAGAATAGTTTATGATAATAAGTTTGATTTTAACCGTATACATTGTTTTGTAGAACGGAATACTGGTAATATTTATAAACCTGCTGGTTGGAGATCACCAAATACAAAAGGTAATTGTATCAGAGGTTCTATATATGATAAAGAAACTTTTAAAAATGCCGACAGATTCGGTGGGTGGTTATATTTAGAAAGCTCTAATGGAGCAAGATGGCATAGATGAGTAATGTAGTAAAGGTAATTAAAAAACCTATAGCCGTTAAAAAAACTGCTAAAACAGTAGCAGTTAAAAAAATTGCTAAAATAAAAAAAGCTGGTGTTGGAAAACATTATGAAAAGATTGCAAGAAATAAATCTTTATATGGTAAAAGAATTAAACAATTAAAAGCCATTACAAACGATGAGAATTATATACCATCACGTGGTACTACTGGAACTAAACTTGCAAATTCATATCATGATTTTATATTTAGTATGTATGGAGCTTTAATAAGTGGTAGAAAGATTACACCCAAAATGGAATCATCTATTACAAAGATAGTTAAAACTTACGCTGATTGGTTGAAGAAAGAAAACGATCCAGAACATAAAAAGAAAAAAGAAAAATATATTGAAGATAGTTTATTTAAAATTAGTATGATTGAAAAGTTATTAGAGGAAGCTAACTATACTAGATCCTATGAATCAAATTCAAAATGGTTTTTAAATTCTATTTCCGAACAGGTTAAAAAACGTGGTAGTTTAACTGTTAAACAGAGAAAAGCTTTAAATAAAATGTATAAACAATTTACAAAAAAAATAGAAAAGGGAAAATAAAATAAATGGCTCGTAAGAAGAAAATAGAGTATCACTCTTATTATGAAGGACATTTACGGTATATGGCTTGTAAGGTATGTGGAAGATATCAGAATGTTGGCGAAGAAGCTATAGGAGTAAAATGTAGTAGATGTGTTAATTTTTCAGTACCATTAGAAGAAACTAAAAGTTATAAACCAACTGGTCGTCCAGCAGGATGGCATTGGATGAATGAGTTCGTAGATAAAGATGGTAATGTATTTCACAAGGGTAAAGAACAACCTAAATTGAAGGGCACGCTAAAACCTACAAAGGTTAAACCATCTAAGAAAAGAAAAAATAAACGTCGTACAAGAGAACAAATGTTAGTTGCTCGACATAAGGAAAAGAAAGTAGCTTTGAAAAAAGCAGTTAAGAAACAACAAGACTTTCTAGATCATAATATAAATAAAGGATAAAAAATGTCAAGAAAAGAATTTGTAGAATCAAGTGGTAATTTTTCATTATATGGTGTAGCAAGATTCACAACATATATGTTATCTGCTATAGCACTATATTTGGAAAATTTTCAAGTAGCTGCAATAGCATTTGGGTTTGGAGCCACACTTGGTTTCATTCGTAGATTAGCGAGAATTTGGGAATAATATGTCTAAAAAGAAATGGTTACAAGAAAAAGTTTTTGTAGATGAATATGGTAGAGAATATAATCTATCAGATGTTCCAATGACTTATATGACAAGAAGTGAGTCATTTAAAAAGCAAAATTTTGATAAGAAAAAAATAAATGAACTTTATCATAAAGATAAGAATACAATAATAATTGATGGGTGTTAATAATGGCTAAAAAGAAAAAGTCTATACCGTTTCACATAGCTCATAATTATAAACAATATGAGTTAAAGGATGGTACAAAGTTTTGGGCAAAAGATGATGAATCATCTAAAGATTATATTAAATTTGTAGAGGAAAAAAATGCCAAGAAGTAAACATCATAAGAAAAAAATGAATGATTCTAAGTGGAGAAAGTTGAGTAATATTCGTAGAGCTCTACGTAGACATATGGAAGCTAATGACGGAGATATACCAGATTGGTTTATTGAAAACCACTATTCCGATTCTGGTAGATATAAGAGAAAAATTAATGTTAAAGAAAAATCAAAAAAATCTAAGTTTAGGAAAATAAATGTTTGAATTTATAGTAGTTTGTTTGTTGGCATATATTGCATTTAAATTGTGGGATAATGATTATAAAAACACACCAAAGTTTTAATGACAAAAATAATTAATTGTTTCAAAGAAGATAATCCAGTTATAAATAAAAAACTGAGAAAGGTTACAATAGATGAAGGACTACATATTGCGAAAGATTTATTCAACATCCTCGCAGAACGGAAGGATGGTATTGGTCTTGCAGCTAACCAAGTGGGTATTGACGCCGCTGTTGCTGTGGTTAATGTTAGGGAGCCACTTATATTAATTAATCCTGTTATTAAAGAACAATGGGATGAAATTTCTTATTATGAAGGTTGCTTATCATATAAAGGTAAGGGAGTTGATACTAAAAGATTTAAGAATATAGTTATACATACTGAACAAGAAGAATGTGATTGGTATTTTAGTGGAGTAGATAACCCAACTAAAGGTAAAGGTAGTTGGGAACAAGAACAAAATATAAAAAAAGATAATGAATTAAGATTACTAGAATCTATTTGTGTCCAACACGAAATAGACCATTTGAATGGAGTTACAATAATGGATAGAGAACATAAACTAGAACCTATTAAAGTTAAACAGAAATGGGGAAGAAATGAAATTGTCGGAATTACGGATGGTGAAACTTATAAAGAAATTAAATACAAAAAAGCTAAACCACTTATAGATAGTGGTAAATGGGAAATCTATATTGGAGGACCTATAACTTAATGTTTGACAAAACAATAAAACTTACAGGAGAATATCCAAGTGATTTTAAACCAACAATGTCGGTAATGGAAATTCAGAAACACTTTAGTGCATATGAATTTCATGACGCAAGAATGTTAGATGGATCAAAATGGGAATATACAAAAGAACATGAAGGTGATTTAGTTGTATTTAATGCTAATGTATTGATGCCTAATTATGGTAAAGTATGGTTTGGTGATTTAAATCTTACAGAAGATTATAAAACATTGAAAAAAATAGCGGAATCTTTAAATACAATTCTCTATATATTATGGGAGATGGACGCGAGATTTGGAGAAGAAAATAAACCGATTAATGAATTGTTTGATAAAGCAGTATGGAATACTGAAGAAGAAAAACCAACTAATGAGTGGTATAGAAAGAAAGTTTCTAATAGATGAGTAAATTATTAGCATATGATGATGTAAATATTGTTCCTAAATATTCAGAGTTGGTTTCTCGTAAAAGAGTTAATTTAAATACTAAGTTAACAAAGACTTTAAATATTAAAATACCTATAGTATCTTCACCAATGGATACTGTAACTGAATATGATATGGCTTTGGAAATGATGAGTTTGGGTGGTGTTGGAGTTATACATCGTTTTATGAGCATTAAAGAACAATCTGATATAGTAAAAAAGTTAAATTTAAATAAAAAATTATGGGGTCAGTTTATATCAGAAAATGTAACTTTAGAGAATGAAGTAGATTCTATGTTTGCTTATGCAGGCACAATAATTGGTTCCAAAACTAAACCACTTGAGGAGTATACATTAAAAGAATGGAAATTTTTATTGGATGAAACATTAGATAATCATCCAATTACATTACATCTAAGTGCTACCAGGTCTTATTATAGGAAAATATTTAAACTAAAGTTTGGACATGATGTAGATCTTGATTACTTTGACGTACATAAACGACAGATAGATCTTAATTCTATAAAGGTAAGTAAACAGAAATTAAAACTTATAAAAGACTTTTATAAAAGTATGAAAAGTTTACAAGAAAATATAAGTAAATTACCAATATGTGCCGCAATAGGTGTTAAAGGAGATTATTTAGAAAGGGCTGAAGAATTAGTCAAAAATGGGTGTAATGTGTTACTTATAGATGTAGCGCATGGACATCATAAATATGTAGGAGAAGCCATTGAAGAAATCAAAACCAAGTTATCAGGAGTTGAAGTCATTGCGGGATCAGTTGCAACAGCAGAAGCGACTGAATACTTATGTGAAAAAGGAGCGGACTCGATTAGAGTCGGAATTGGAAATGGATCGTTATGTGAAACGAGAATTAGAACGGGTGTCGGAATCCCTCAAGTGTCTGCTATCCGTGATTGCGTCGCCGTTGCTGATGATTTTAGCACTCCCGTTATTGCTGATGGTGGTGTTCGCGATATTGGGGATGTGTGTAAAGGACTTGGTTGTGGGGCTGATACGATTATGTTGGGTTCCCTTTTATCTGGTACAAAAGAAAGTCCAGGAGAAATTGAAAAAGTAGGCAAATGGCCTAATGAACAGTTATATAAAAAATATAGAGGTTCCGCATCATTGGACTCTAAAAAATCAAGAGGTGATAATAAAAATGTCGAAGGAAATCACAAAGTCATTCCCTATAAAGGGAAAGTCAAAAGAATCCTTAGAGATATACAAGAGGGACTTTGTAGTGCTTTCAGCTATGTTGGTGCTAACAATATTTCTGAGTATCATTCTAAAGTAGAATTAATAGAGGTGACAAGTGCGGGAAATATTGAAGGAAAACCACACTTACTAGATACTTAAATAAAAATCGGAGTGCGTTTATGTTAGATGTGGAAAATTTAATTGAGTTGTTAAGAGAAGCAATAGAAGAACAAGAGTGGCAAATAGTAGAACAAGTATTAGAAAAATTGACAGAAGAATTGGACAATCCGTTTGATGAATATCAAGAAAATGAATTGGATTGGTAATAGTAAAAGAGTAATATAGGAAATAAAATGAATACAGGTACAGTAAAATGGTTTGATGCTAAAAAAGGTTACGGTTTCGTAGCAGATTCAGCATCGACTGATACAGATTACTTTGTGCATTTCTCCGAAATTCAAACAGATGGCTTTAGGACTTTAGAAGAAGGTCAAAAAGTTACGTTTGAAATCGGTGAAGGTGACAAAGGTCCAGTAGCTAAAAACGTTACAACAACGGACTAAGTAATATGGGGCGGACAGGTTTCGACTGGTGTTATTTGATAATAGAGTGCAACAGAGTTTGAGTAGACTCGTGAAAAAAGACTCACAAACCCAAAATGGCGATAAATCGCTACAAGGGTTGGAAATTGATTGGCATTTAGCCAATACAGAACGGATGTTTGACGTTTTCGTTGAACCCGTGATGGATTCTCAACCAACTTACGCTTACGCATAAGTTCTTGGGTTGTCTAACACCCGAGCATAAAATAAGTTAGACAAACGGTGGTTTCGTTGGATTACTACCTATTTGAAATCCAACCCTGAGCAACACAGAGATATGTTGTCGTAGTTGAGAAACGAACTCAATGGTGTTTTGTTGATTTTAACCGATTAGAAATCAAATAAGTTGTGAATGACTTTATATTAAAGACAGACAGGACGGGAGTTCGAATCTCCCCCGCTCCACAAAAAAGGTTATGAAAATAATGGTAAAACATAATTTTAAAACATATTTATATAAAATAACGGGAAAGTAAGAATGCATAAACTAATTGATTCAACTAGTGTATTGGCACTTATCCTTTTGATAACTTTTTCAAATGGATTTATTTCAGTCAATATATTAGAAAAAAATAAGAGATATTATAACTCTTTAATAGAAACTATTAGAGAGGAAAATGTTGCATTAACTGAAACTCTAACAGAGTTAAAAAGTGAAGGAATGGACGTGACTGTAACTATGTACCAACCTGTTCGTTTGCAAACTGATTCTACACCGAACATTCTCGCAGATGGAACGCGTATTAGGACGGAAGATGCGTCCAATTATAAATTTATAGCGGTGAGTAGAAATCTTTTGGAACGATGGGGTGGTTGGTTAAATTACGGCGATTTTGTTTTACTTAAAGGTACAGAACATAAAGATGGTGTATATCAAGTTAGAGATACAATGAATAAACGTTGGGTTAATCGTATAGATATTCTAGAATCTGTTAGTGTTAAACCATATAAATTTGAAAAGGCTAAAATACATAAAACAGATTTAGTACATTTTAATAAAGTGAGTAATGAATAATTAAGGTTGTTGAATGATAAGTTATATCGGTGGTAAAAACCGTATGGCTAAATGGATTGGGAATTATATTCCTAATGATATAGAAACATATGTAGAAGTTTTTGGTGGGGCATTTTGGGTATATGTCAATGGACAGGTACATAAAAAACCCATTTTAAAAAATGTTATATATAATGATTTTAATAGATATATGACAAATTTATTTGCGTGTTGTAGAAATCCACAAGAATTTTTAAAGTCAATGGATGAAATTGTTGCACAAAATTCTGATTTATTCTATCAATATAAAACAGATGTATTTGAAAATAAAAATATTAAAGATATAGAAATACCAGATTATGATTATGGTATGAAATATGCCTATATAGTTACACAAATATTTTCAGGGTTAAATCCAGAAAAAGGTAAATTTATAGATTTAAAAGGAAAGTATAGTTCTAAATTTGATGCATTTAGAAGAAGATTAAAAAATCCTGCGGTTATAGAAAAATTAAATAAAATAACTAATGTTGAAAATATGGATTGTGAAGAAGTTATTAAAAAATATGATAGTCCTAAAACATATTTTTATGTAGATCCACCTTATTGGAAAACAGAAAATTATTATTCATTACATGATTTTGATACAGATGATCATAAAAGATTAGCTGATGTATTAAAAAATATAGAAGGTAGATTTAGTTTGTCATATTATGATTTTGAGCAATTACATGATTGGTTTCCAGAAGATGAATATGAGTGGGAATTAAAAGATTTTGTAAAACCAGCTTCTGCACAAAAAGGCAAAAGCCAAAATAAAGGAACAGAGTTATTGATTATGAATTATCAATTAGAAAATAAAAAAGAAAAAGTTAAAAATATAGAACATAAGTTTTGGAGTTAAATTATGGTTACACTTACAACTGATCAAATTGTAGAAAGATACAAAGAGTTAATGGAAATGGTAGAAACTCATTTAGAGGGGGAAACTCTCGAAGGAGTTAAATCTATCATTAGCCATTTTGAAAATAGATTAATGGAAGCACCAGCTTCAGGTAGATTAGATTACCACAATTGTTTCGTTGGTGGATTTTTAGATCATACCGTTAGAGTTGCTACAACTGCATTAAAGGTAAAGAAACAATTTGAGGATTTGGGAGTTGAAGTACAACATCCAGATTCGGATGTTTTTTTAGCTGCTATGTTTCATGACTGGGGAAAACTTGGTGATTTAGATACACCATATTATAAAGAACAGGATTCAGAATGGCATCGTAATAAGCTTGGAGAATTTTATAAACATAATGAAATTGGAGAATATATGTCTGTAACAGATAGGTCTTTATGGATACTTCAACAGTTTAATGTTAATGTAAGTACTGAAGTTTGGAAAGCAATTAAAATGTCGGATGGAATGTTTGATGCTGGAAATGAGCAGTATTATAGAAAACCTTCAGCTACCAGAAATGTATTACATTATATAGTACATATGGGAGATTGGATGGCAACGGTTGCAGAAAAACAACATCATGTTCAAGGTGAAGTAAAACAAAAAGAAAAAGAAGAAGAATCTATTGAGAAGTTTAAAGAGCAAATGGAAACTACTAATGAGGTATTATCTGCAACGGAAGAAACTCAAGTTTCAGGTGATAGAGCTAAAGAACTTTTTGAAGAATTATTTGGAGATAACTAATGTTAGTAGAAATATTATTAGGAGTTTTTATTATAGCGTCTATAATTGAAGGATATGTAATTTGGAATATGATGAAGAAAGTAGAACGATTGGAAGATTGGATAGAAACGTATACAGAAAAAATTTATGGAGCTTATAGTGAAATGCAATTATTAGATGATAGAGGAGTATTTGAGGCGGATGATGAAGTAGGGGATGTATTTAGTCAATTAAAAGATGTTACACAACAATTAAGTCAAGAAGGGGTAGAAGAAGATGCCAGTTAAGAAAAAGAAGAAAAGTAAAATATATTTTGGGCAAAAAACTGAAGATGCAATTATTAGATATAATAAATGCGATAAACAACATATTAAAAATAGAATTTATGAAGAACACATAGATGCGGCTTTTAATAAGTTAGCTGAAAATTTAATTCATACATTTAAATTTTATTATTTTGATGTACCATTAACAGATGTAAAACATGAAGTTGTAGCATTTCTATTAATGAATATGCATAAGTATGTACCAGAGAAAGGTAAGGCATTTTCATATTTCAGTATTGTTGGTAAGAATTGGTTAATATTACATAATAATAATAATTACAAAAAAATGAAACAACATACAGCATTAGATGTATTAGATTTTAAAAGAAATATAGGTATGGAAGAAGCTAATAAAGAGGAGATTGAATATTATAATGATTTTGTAGAACAAATGGTAAATTATTGGGAAAATAATTTAAATAATTTTTTTAAGAGAAAAAAAGATTTAAATGTAGCTTATTCTGTTTTAGAGTTATTTAAAAGACGATCAACTTTGGAAAACTTTAATAAGAAAGCTTTATATATCTTGGTTCGTGAAATGACAGGTTCTAATACTCAACATATTACTAGAATTGTAAATCAAATGAAACAACAGTATTTACTTTTAAATACAGAATATCAAAAAGATGGTACTATAGATACATCTAATACGGGATCTATATTTGCATAATTAACTTATATAAATGATAATGAGATTCAGTCTCACTATCATCATAATTAAAGATTCAACCGATTTTTAGTTTCCACTAATAGACAGACTTAAAAACAACCGAATCTTTAAACAAAAAAAGGGAAGTATTTACTTCCCTTTTTTTACATCTAATAGGCATAGGCATACCTATCAAAATATTCCACTGCTTACTTGCTGCGGAATAAACCAACCAATACCAATAAAGCTACGAGTCCAGCGAATCCGCCTTCCCCAAACTTAGAGATAATTGCTGTTAGGTTTCCAATAACATTGACACCAAAAATGCCTGTTCCGAAGATTACTTCGGAAATAGCACCTATGGCAACAAAGGATAGCATTAAATGAGCTAAGTCATCAATATATCCTTTAACCATTGTTACGACTTCCTTCATGGTTATTCTCCCGTTAGTTATGTTTCATCATAAGGGTATGTTTTCCCTCTAAAATAACTATTTAAGTGACTATATTTCCGAAATTCTTATATATTTATATACAAGAGGTTTTTAAGTTAGTTATATTTATAAGTGTATAATAAGGTAAAATTCAATCATGTCAGATTATAAAGTATTTAAAGAAAAATCGTTGGCCGATATATTTGAAGATATCTACAACAACTCATCGGATAATAAAAAACAGTTAGATGTGTTGATTAGAGAAGTAGTGCAATTTATTAAAGATGGAGATACTGCGGTACAGTTAATTCCAGCTATTAAAGAATATTTAGATATTAAGGTTAAGAACGATGAACAGTTAGTAAAAATGGCAGCCATTGTACAAAGATTGGTAGTAGGAGAGCAAAAAGGTTCTAGTGAGTTCGAATTTGGTTTGTCGGACAAAGAAAAAGAAGATTTGTTAAAATCATTAGATCCAGTAGCTAAGGATTTACAAAAATATACAGATGAAATTAATAGTAAAATAGACCCAGAACCCTCTAAAATAGTAGAATCATAATGGCATATATTGAGGTAGATAAACAAAAATTTTTTGTCAATAGTGAGCCAGTAGGGACTGTACCTGATTTAAATAAAGGTATTACAAGTCGATTAGAAGTATATAATTTAGTAAAGCAATTTATGGAAGATGCGAGAGCTGTTCCATTTGAAATAGATTTTTTACAAATTAGTAAAGTTTGGGATAATAAAGAAGAAATAGAATCAGATATTTCGAAATTTGGAATGGTAAGTGGTAAATTTATATATAGTCAATCCAAAAAAATGCCTACTCCAGTTAGAGCGTATCCAGTTGATGTAGATAATTTAGAATTACCAATACCAGGTGAAATTGTTTGTGTTATAAAGTATTGGGATAAAAATTATTATTTTGATAAAATAAGTATAGAAGGCGCATCTTCTAATTTTGATCCAGCGCTAGGAAAAACAACTTTACCAAAAGATATAGTAGAACTTTTAAAAGAAAGAATTAAAGACTATGATGCACCCAAGAAGCCTATCAAAAGACCTTATATACAACAGGGGTCAAAGTCAATTAATAGTAGATATGGTAGTTCAATTTTATTTGATCATAATGGTGTAAAACCAACTATAAGATTAAGTAATAATCAAAGTCAAGTTGGTAATTCACCATATTTTGAATCTAAATTTTATACGGAAGGTTCAACTATATTGATAGATAGTGGTACAACAGACCCATTTCCTAGAGCGTCTGTACAAGGGGTTAAAGAGTTTGCAGATAATCATGGTGATAAGGTAATAATAAATTCTAATCAATTAATTTTTCAAGCTAAGAGGGATAATATACATATTAATACTCCTAAGACTTTATATTTAAATGCACCAAGTGTTTATATTGGAAATGAGCCAGCAACAATGGCTGAATCATTATCATTAATTTTAGAAGATATATGTGATTTAATTGATATTTTAATAACAGGAGTATCAGCAACACCACAAGGAAATCCAGCTATGGGAGGACCTATGAGACCAAATCAAGCTATGGCATCTATAAGAAAGTCGTTAAAGAATAAAGAATTTTATGCAATACCAGATAAACATAGTATAAAACAATTAGATGAACCAAAAATACTAGCAGCTGAGGATATAAGATAATGGCTAAAACTTTTGCAGGAAAAGCACTATCAGGTGGTATAAATAAAGTGGCTGATTCTATAATGTCACCTATTGGGAGATTGAAAGAGATAAATAGGGCTTTAAAAAAATCTCTTAAAGTAGGTACAATAACGGAAGAGGAGCTCCGACGGTTACTTGAAGAAGGTGAGAAAATACAATTGACTTTGCGTAAAGTTCCAATAGATGAAATGGATACTGTTATAAAAACTACAAAGAATGTAGTTAAAGGAGTTAAGGTTGGGAAAGACGTAGCAGAAACTACAATGGTTGGCGTTAGTGGTCCACTTAAACCACAATTAATGATTTCTGAGCAGAGTGATAAACTTATTACTGATGTGGAAGATACATTAGAATCTACAAAATCCCAAGTTAATAAGGTAAAAACAGAATATGCTGGACTGAATTCAGAGATGATAGAGATGGCAGAGTTGGCAGATGCACATAGACAAGCAAAATTATTAAAAGATAGAGAATTTTCTGTAGAAATAGAACAAAGATGGTTAGCTAACGAAAGTGAGGGAACAACTGATTTATTTTACATGGGTGATAGGACGGAGGCGTATTCAAATCAAATTAGAGATTATGTTCATGCGGATCCAAGAAGATATGCTAAAGTATTATCAGATGCTAAGAAGCGTGGTCCCAAAGTATTAGAGGCGATTAGAGGCAGTCAGGCAGAAAATTGGCTTCTAAATACAAGAGTTGAAATTGAAATAAAAATGAATTGGAAGTTAGTAGATTGGATTTTGGATTATAGAGATTGGTATGATCTTAAGGTTGAGGTAAATAAAAGGAGCGAGAAAATAAATAGACAAAACAATCCGCTTAGCGAATCTGAAAAGGAAGCTTTGAGAAAAGAGAATCGGATTGATTGGAAAACTATGGATGAATTGAAACTTAAACTAAAAGGTTTAAAAGCTGATTATAACAAAAATGTTGCAGATTTACAACAGTTAGGATTTCAGGAAGACCCTAACCCTGATAAATTAGATCCTACTGGGAGAATAACTGGGAATGAATATACTTTGGTACTTACTGATAGACAAAAACAATTGCTAGATGAATCAGTAGGAGTAATTGCATTACAGGAAGTGCATATAAGGACCGCGACGGTAACAAATGTAACCGAATGGAAAAAAGGGTCTCACAGTGCAGCACACGGGAGTGCACACACTGGAGAAACAGGGATAACTGATACATTTACACATGACTCAAGACAAGAATTTAAGACACAAGGTGGTAAGAGTAACACGGTGTATTGGTTTACTGATGAAGAAAAAGATGGTGAGGCCAGAAGTGAATTTATTGTACAAAATAGATATGGTACTTTTGTACTTGATCAGTCATATATAGGTAAAGAAGGATCTTCTATGGGAATAGAAGCAGTTGCAGAAAGACCTGAATCACAAAAAAATCAAGGACCATTTGCATCATTAGTTGAGTGGACACAAAATGCATTGGGCGGATAAGAATTTAATAAAGGGAGTATGGAAATGAAAAAAAGTGAACTAGTAAGAATAATAGAAACAGTAGTTCGTAAGGAAGTTAAAAAACAAATGAATGAGATATTTATAAACGACGATAAATCATCTCAACTTTCCGAATTAGTTTCAAAATCAGTAACAGAAACAGAGTTTAAAGAACCAATTAGAAAAAAATATAAAGTTGGTAAGAAAGAAGAAGTAAAATATACAGAAAATAAGGCTATAAATAAGGTTTTGAATGAAACTCGAGGTGGATTACCACAAGGAGACGGAACAGAATCTTATCCTACGATGGGCGGAGGAGTATTTGATTCTAGTAAAGTAACAGAGGTAGCAATGAATAGTGGTGAATTTGGAAACACAAACGAATTTAAAAGAGAATTAGGAGCCGCTATGACTGTTAAGGCAGCAGGAGTATCAGTTGATAAAGTTCCTGAGTCCACAATGAATGCACTCACAAGAGATTATAGTGGTTTAATGAAAGCGATAGATAAGAAGAAAACAAATGGCGTCTAATAGAGAATACGATAGTGATCCAGATGTATATATAGGAGTAAAATTACCTATAGAGTTTGGTAATAGTGGGTTTTGGAATAAAACTTCTACTACTATAGAACAGGCTGAATATAATTTAAAAAATTTACTTTTAACTAAATTTGGCGAAAGACCTGCTCATCCAGATTTGGGATGCAGGTTGGCACATTTAAATTTTGAGCAATTGGATGACAGTATTATAGTAAAAGCAGAGGAAGATATAACTGAAGCAGTTAGTAAATGGCTACCATATTTAAATATAGTTAAAGTAGAACCTACTATCAATCAAGATGCCAGTAGGTTGAATGTAAAAATAACCTATACTTTAAAAACAGATAAATCACAGGTTGGTGTTGCAACAGTTGATTATAAGTAATAAGGAGAAATAGTATATGCCGAATAATAAAGATATAAATTATATAGGAAGAGATTTTGCTAGTTTACGTCAAAATTTGATGGACTATGCTAAAACATATTTTCCTACAGCATATAAGGATTTTAATGAGGTTTCGCCTGGTATGATGTTTTTAGAATCAGTTGCGTATGTTGGTGATGTGATGGGTTTTTATACTGATGCGGTATTTAAAGAATCTTTATTACCTTATGCTGAAGAAAAAAATCAAATATATAATATAGCACAATTTATGGGATATAGACCAAGATTGATATCCCCGTCATTAACTAAAATAAGATTTTCACAAGAGTTACCAGCTAGAGTTGATGATGATGCACAACCAGATTATGATTATGCGATGAATATAAAATCTGATACTAGAGTTTTTTCTCCAGTACATGGCGTAGAGTTTAGATTATTGTCAGATTGTAATTTTAAAACTGGACAAGGTAGCCAAAGCTCACAAATAGAAAGAACTGGTAATTGGTCAACAGGTTTAAAATATTTTAGAATATATAAAACTGTAACTGCTATAAGTGGGTTTGCTAAAAAAGAAACTTTTTCTTTTGGGGGACCTCAAAAATATGATAAGCTAGTTTTATCTGAAGATAATGTAACAGAAATTTTATCAGTTACAGATAGTGATGGAAATACTTGGTATGAAGTTCCTTACTTGGCACAAGATATGGTTTTTTCTGAATTTCAAAATTTAGCTGAAAATGACAGTTCTCTTGTTCAATATGATGAAACTAATCCTTATATTATAAAAAGATTAAAAACATCTAAAAGATTTAGAACGTATGTAAGGTCTGATAAAAAGACAGAAATAAGATTTGGAGCTGGAACAGAAGTAACTCCAGATGAAGAATTAATTCCAAATCCAGATAATGTAGGTTCAAATTTACCAGGATCTCCATCTAAATTAGGAATTGCATTTGATCCTAATAATTTTACAAATACCAGGGCTTACGGTGAAGCACCATCTAATACTACTTTAACTATACATTACGCATATGGTGGAGGATCAAAACATAATGTTAGGTCAGGGGATATAAATACTTTTGCTAGTAAAGTTCTATCATCATTTGCAGGAAATTTAGATTCTACAAAATTAGCTCGCGTTAGAAAATCAATTAACTTAACAAATGTAGAACCATCATCAGGAGGAATGGATGCAGAATCAAATGAAGAAATAAGACAAAATGCATTAGGTCATTTTCAGGCACAAGCTAGAATGGTAACAAGAGATGATGTTATTACTAGAGTGTATGCGTTACCAGAGAGATATGGTAATATTGCTAAAGCTTATGTTGTACAAGATGAACAAATTTCTACTCCCGCTGGAGAAAAACCCAAATTCGAAAAAAATCAGTTAGGTTTGAATTTATATACGTTAGGATATAATAATAATAAAAAATTAGTAAAATTAAATACAGTTACTAAGAATAATTTAAAAACTTATTTAGGTAGATTTCGTATGTTAACTGATGCAATTAATATTAAAGATGCTTATATAATAAACATAGGAATTAGATTTGATATTTTAGTAAAACGTGGATATAATAAAAATGAAGTTTTATTAAGGGCAATTGCTAAAATGAGAGAATTTTGGAATAGTGATAATTGGCAAATAAATCAACCTATTGTAATAGCAGAATCAGTTGCAGAATTGTTAAAGGTAGAAGGAGTGCTTGGAGTTGAAAAGCCATCGGATAGTAATCCATTAGGTACTAATTTAGCTATAACAAACAAATATGATACTTCTAAGGGATATTCTGGCAATGTATATGATTTGGCAGACTCAATGGTACTTAAGAATGGAGTTATTTATCCATCAAAAGACCCATCAATATTTGAAGTAAAATTTCCAGAACAAGATATAATCGGTAGGGTAATAGGAGATATAGCATAATGCATTATTTTGAATATGCATCAGCAGATGCCACAATGTATGAAGGAGCAGTTACTCAATCTCAGAATACTGGATTGGATGAAATATTAGAAATACGTAAGGATACTAATAATAATGCTAGTGTAATAAATGTTTCTCGAGCGTTAATTAAATTTGATTTAACAGAAATTTCTAAATCAATATCATCTGGATTAATTACGTCAGGATCAGATACAAAATTTTATTTAAATCTTTATGATGCAAATTCATCTAATTTAACTACATCACAATCTTTATATGCACATCCAGTAAGTCAATCTTGGACTGCTGGAGAAGGTAAATTTTATGATAATCCTAAAGATGAAGAAGGTGTTAGTTGGAGATATAGACACGGAGCAGTAGATGGTACTCAATGGGTAAGTGGTAGTAATAATACAGGGGGAAATTGGTATAGTGGAAGTGGATATCAAGCTTCACAATCTTTTGAATGGGAAACAACTGATATGCGAATGGATGTAACTGATATTATGTGGACTTGGATAGATGGAAGAGTACCAAATGAAGGATTTATGATTAAAAGAAGTGGAAGTGTTGGTAATTCTGATTCGGGAGCAGAGGAAGGAGAT